GGAGGCCGCCCAGGGCAAGCCCGATGACATCAAGACCTTCAAGAACACCGTCCTGGGCGAGACCTGGCAGGAGCAAGGCGAGGCGCCGGATTGGGAGCGCCTGGTCGAGCGCCGCGAGGACTTTCCGATGGGTGTGGTGCCGCCCGGCGCGCTGGTTCTGACCGCGGGCGTCGACGTCCAGGACGATCGCCTGGAATGTGACATCTGGGGCTGGGCGGAGGGGTTTTCTTCCTGGCTGGTGGATCATGTGGTCATCCCCGGCAGTCCGCGGGACCGCGAGCCCTGGGACGAACTTGCGCGGCTATTGACGCGCGATTGGCCACGCCACGGCGGCGGCGCCATGCGCATCGCCCGGCTCTGCGTCGATACCGGCGGCCGCGATACCGCTGCCGTCTATGGCCATCTGCGCCGGCTGCGGGATCCGCGCATCGCCCCCACGAAGGGCATCGACGGGTGGAACCGGGCGCAGCCCGTCCAGGGCCCGACGCCAGTGGATGCGCTGGTTAACGGCCAGAAGCTCCGGCGCGGGCTGAAGCTCTGGACCGTCTCCGTCTCGACCTGGAAGGCCGATCTCTATCGCCGGCTCTGGCTCGGCCGCGGCGATGGGGAGGGGCTGCCGCCCGGGTGGGTGCACCTGCCGCGCGCAGTTGAGGTGGAGTGGGTGAAGCAACTGGTCGCGGAGCAGCTGCGCACCACGAAGGATCGCCGCGGCTTCGCGCGGCAGGAATGGGCCAAGCTGCGCGAACGGAACGAGGCGCTGGACTGTGCGGTGCTGGCGCGCGCCGCGCTTTGGCTGCTCGGCGCCGATCGGTATGGCGAGCAGTTCTGGGCGCGGCTGCGGGATGAGGCGGCAGATGCACCGCTGTGGCCGAGCGAGGTTCCCGCTGCCGGGAACATCGCTCACCCACCGGCTTCGCATGCCGAATCGCCACCAGCCACATCCGACACCCGGCGCCCGCGGGGCTGGCTCGCGCCGCGCAGTGGCTGGCTAAAGGGGAGCGTCTAGGCGCCCAGGAATTCCAGCACGGTGGCATTAAAGGCCGTGGGGTTGTCCCAGCTCATGATGTGACTGGCGCCCGGTATGGTCACCCGCCGAGCATCAGGGATCGCCTGCTCCAGCCCGTCGAGCACGGACAGAAAGGCCGGCCGGGTCAGCTCACCGCCTACCAGCAGCGTGGGCGCGCCGATCGCCTCGGCCGCGGCGCGAGAATATGGCGTTCGTCCCTCCTTGATTTGACCGAGTAGGGTGAGCGCGTTGTCACGGCTGATCCGCTGGCGCTCCTCAGCGAGTTTGTCCCAGGCGTCCGGCCCGATGGCGTATTCGTAGAAGCGGCGAAGCCCGTCCTCGATATCACCTTGCCTGACACGCTCGACTGCCTCGGCGATGAGCGCCGTGTAGGTCGCGGGCGCCGTGCCGGGCGGCAGCAGGGTTTCGTCGAGAACGCCGGCCGGCTCGGCCAGGACCAGCCGATGCACGAGCTGCGGATGCCGCTCGGCGATACGAAATGCGATGTAGGCGCCGCGCGAATGCCCAACCAGATCGACGGGGCCGGCGCCGAGGCCGGCGATGAATACGGCCACGTCAGAAATATGCTGGTCGATGCTGAAGCCGCTGCCGGCGCCATCCCAAGGCTCTGGCCAGTAGTGACGCAGGCTCACCGCGATGGTTCGGAATGGCGCCGCGGCGAAGGCGTCCATCTGCGGCGACCAGTAGCGGTAATCGTTCAGCGAGCCGTGGACCAGGACCAGTGGGTCGCCCGATCCCTGCTCGGCGTAGGCCATGTCATGGCCATCGATCTTCAGGCTCGGCATCGTCGCGTGGCGTCCTCCCTTGGCAGCGAGCATGCGAAAGGCGGCTGGCGGTGTCCACCCGACAGCCCGCGAGCGCGGGGAAGCGAATGACGCCATGACCAATCCTTCCGACCTCGCATGGGCGCTGGCGCAGCCTGCCGGCAGCCGGGCCGCGGCCCTGGCCGCGGCCTTCACCGGCGGCGCCACGCGCGTGACTTTCGACGGCCGCACTGTGGAGTACCGCTCGCTCGATGAGCTGGGCCGCGCGCTGTCGGTGCTGCATGCGGCCGAGAACACCGCCGCGCGCCGGCCGAGTGTGACCTTCGCCAGCTTCTCCCGCGAGGGAAGTAAGTGATGGGGCGTCTCCGCGATGCCTGGCACGCGCTGCGGGGCTACGCCGCGGCGCAGGACAGCCGCGTCTCGAGCTGGGCCGCATCCGGCAGCAGCGCCACGGCCGAGGTCGGCGCCGCCGCACCCACCGTGGCGCGCCGCGCCCGCGATGCCGTTCGGAACGATCCCTACGCCGCCCGCATCGTCGATCTCTGGACCGGCAACGCGGTGGGCGCGGGCATCACCACCCGCTGGCCGGACAAGCCCCATGCTGAGGCCTGGCGCCGCTGGTCCGACAGCACAGCCTGCGATGCCGAGGGGCGCCTCGACCTCTATGGCCTGCAGGCGCTGGTCATGCGCGCGGTGGTGGAGAGCGGCGAATGCTTCGTGCGGCTGCTGCCCGCTGACATCACGCCGGCCAACCCGATCGGCCTGCGGCTCCAGGTGCTGGAGAGCGACCACCTCGACGCGGCCCGCCAGGGCGTCATCGAGGGCGTTCCCACGCTGCAGGGCATCGGCCTGGGCGAGGCCGGAGAGCCGGTCGGCTACTGGTTGCACCGCGTGCATCCGGGCGCCTCCTGGGTGCTGCCGGGCGGCGCCACCTGGCTCAGCAGCCAGCGTGTCCCCGCGCGCGACGTGCTGCACATCTATCGCAAGCGCCGGCCCGGCCAGCTGCGCGACGTCTCCTGGCTCGCCCCCGTGCTCACCCGCCTCCGCGACCTCGGCGACTACGAAGCGGCCCTGCTCATGAAGGCCAAGATCGAGGCCTGCCTGGCCGCAGTGGTCTCCGAGGATGGTGACGACTCCATGACCGGGCCCGCCTCGGGCCTGCTGCGCGACGCGCAGGGCCGGACGGTCGAGAGCTTCGAGCCAGGGATGATCCTCTATCGCCGCGGCATGGGATCGGTGGAGGTGGTGAATCCCTCCGGTGGTGGCAGCCACGCCGCCTTCGCGCGGCGCGCGCTGGAAGCCTCCGCCGTCGGCACGGGCCTGACCTATGATCAGGTCGCCGGGGACCTCACCCAGGCCAACTACTCCAGCCTGCGCGCCGGCAAGATCGAGTTCCGCCGACTCTGCGAGCAGGTGCAGTACGGTATGCTGATTCCGATGCTGGTGCGGCCCATCGCCGATCGCTTCCACCAGCAGGGCGCGCTGCTCGGGCTGTGGGGCGCTGAGGTGCCGGACGGCCTCTCGCATGTACCGCCGGCGCACGAGATGATCGATCCACTCAAGGACACCACCGCGCTGATCGCGCAGGTGCGCGCCGGCTTTGTGCCGCAGCCCGAGGCGGTCGGCGCCTTCGGCTACGACTTCCGCCAGGTCGTCGAGATGATCCGCGAGGCCAACGCCCTGCTCGACGAGGCGGGCCTTTCGCTCGATAGCGACCCGCGCCGCGTCGCCAAGTCCGGCGCGGCCCAGGACGCCGCCCAGCTCGCCGCCATCGAGATCGCCGCAACTGGTGCCGCGTCGCCGCGCGCCGAGCCTGCTCCAGGAGCATCCCCATGATCGCAGGCGCCTACGACTGGACCGACGACATGCTCAAGATCAAGAGCATGCAGAAGAAGTTCCGCGACAGCTTCAACGGCAACGAGATCAATCCGGCCCGCTGGGAGGTCGCGGCCAGCGGCGGCGGCATCACCCACACCGTCGCCGATGGCGCCGTCACCATCTCCACGGGCACGACCCTCGACGACGAGCTGACGCTCACCAGCCGCACCACCTTCACCATCCCGCTCCGGGTCATGGTGGCGGTGAACATGAGCCAGCGCATCGTCGGCCAGTCCGTCTGGCTCGAGCTGGTCAGCATCGATCCCACCACCGCCCAGCCGGACGGGCGCAGTGCGGCGGCCTGGCGGCTGGACGGCGCCAGTGCCACGCTCGCGAACTACGAAGTGCAGAGCGAGGGCGCCCCGCGCCTTGGCAGCGCCTCCGGCAGCACCATCCCGACCACCGCCCCTGCGGGCTGGTCGGTGCTGGAACTCGAGCCGACCAACGACGAATGCTACTTCCACGGGCGGCTGCTCGACACCACCGCGGCGCGGTCGAACTCCTATGTCCGCCATCAGCAGATCCCGGAGCCGAGTGCGCTGTATCGCTTTCGCATCCGCGTGCGGAACCGGCAGTTCATCAGCGGCATCTCGGCGGTGGCGAACAATGGCGGTGGGGCGGTGCGCATCACTCGCGCCGCGCATGGCTTTGTCACGAATGACACGGTGACGGTCGCCGACGTCTCGGGCGTGTCCGGGGCGAATGGGACCTTCACCATCACGGTGATCGACGCGAACAGCTTCGATCTGGTGGGCTCGACCTTCACCGGCGCCTATCTCAACACCGGCTGGGCGTCGGTCAGTCGCAACCTGGCGCCAGTCTCGAACACGGACATCAAGGTCCAGTTCGTCACCATCGCTGACTATGCCGAGCTGACGACGGAGATCACCGCCGGCCGCGGCCAGTCGGTCGCGGGCCAGGGGCTGGGTGTGAACGTGCTCAGCACCATCCCCCCGACGGTCACGCCCGTGGGTGGTCAGGCGCGCAACACCAGCGGCGCCGTACCAGTCCTGGCCGCGACCGGTTATTCGGCTAACCCGGTCGCGGTGACCACGGCGCGCGGCGTCGATCTGCTGGCGACGCTGATCGGGGCGCTGGTGACCAAGCCCTACGCGATCCCCGAGGCGGACTGGCAGTACGCCGCCGCCGCGGGTGGCATCATCAACACCACCGACGTGGTGCTCCGGGCGGCCGCCGCGGCCGGCATCCGGAACTACGTGACCTCGATCGATGTGCGGAACGCCCACGCGACGGTGGCGACAGAGGTGGTGATCAAGGACGGCGCCACGGTGATCTGGCGGCAGCTGCTGCCAGCCGCGATGGCCTCTCCGGTGGAGATCACCTTTCCCACGCCGCTGCGCGGCACCGCGGCCACGGCGATGAACGTCGCCTGCATCACTACAGGCGCCCAGGTCTACGTCAACGCGCAGGGCTTCGCCGCGCCGTAGCGGCGCCGCCCCAGGAGCACATCTCATGACCGAGCCGATCGAGTCAGGCGGGGAATCCCCCGCACTGGACGGAGACGCTGCGCACGATCGACTGCCCACCGCTGGGCAGTCGATCGCCGCCTGCCGCGCCCTGGCCGCGCCCGTTACCGTCGACCGTGCCGCGCGCACCGTCGAGGTGGTGTGGTCCACCGGCGCTCGCGCGCGGAACTTCGTGCCCCCGCTCGGTCCCATCATCGAGGAGCTCGACATGCGGCCAGAGGCGGTGCGCATGGACTCGCTCCGCTCCGGTCGCGCGCCTGTGCTGGACACCCACCGCCGCGCCGGCACGCGCGACGTGCTCGGCCGCGTCACCGCCGCCCGCCTCGAGGCCGGACGCGGCTACGCAACCCTGCAATTCAGCGGCGCCGATGACGTCGAACCGGTCTGGCAGCGCGTCGCCGACGGCACATTGCAGTCGGTGAGCGTCGGATACCGCGTGCATCGCTACGAGCCCCGGCCCGACGCCGCCACCGGCCAGACCATCCACCGCGCGGTGGATTGGGAGCCCTACGAGATCTCGATCGTGCCCGTCCCGGTGGACGCGGCCGCAGTCGTCCGTGGCGAGGGGGACCAGGACACCCCCGCCACCGCCATCGAACCCGCCCTGAGCAACCCCGAGGAACCACCCATGACCGAGACGACGCCGGCTTCGCCGGATCCCGCGCCGGCGCCGCCCGCGCCGCCCACCGCGCCGCCCGAGCCGACCCGCGCCATGCCGCCCACGCCTGACCTTGAGGCCATCCGCGCCGAGGCGGAGCGCGCCGCGGTCGAGCGCATCGCCGGCTATGAGCCGGTGCTCGCCGCCGCCCGTGGCCTGGTGACCGCCGACATGCTCGACACCATGCGCGAGGCCGCCATCCGCGACCGTGTCTCCCCGGAGGTGCTGCGCGGCCGGCTGTGGGAGGCCTTCACCAGTGGCGCCGCGCGCCCGTCCCTGCCGGCGCGGCCCGACACCGGTCCCTCCAACGAGGACCCGTCGCAGCTCCTCGATGCCATGGCCGAGGCACTCGCCGCCCGCACCATGCCCGGCTACCAGGCCCCGGCCACCGGCCGCCACACCGAGTTCCTGGGCTGGCGCCCCTCCGACATGATCGGCGAGCTGCTGCGCGCCCGTGGCGAGCGGAACGTCCCGCGCAACCCGACCATCCTCGCCGAGCGCGCCTTCCACACCACCTCCGACTTCCCGGCACTGCTCTCGGCCGCGGCCAATAAGATGCTGCTGGCCGCCTATGCGCCGGCCGCGCCCACTTACCGGACGCTGTTCCTCCGCCGCGACTTCCGCGACTTCAAGCCGCACCGCCACCTGCGGGTCGGCGACTTCCCGACGCTGCTGCCGCTGTCGGAGAATGGCGAGGTCCAGGCCGGCACCATGTCCGAGAGCCAGGAGCTCGTTTTCCTGCAGACCTTCGCCCGGCGCATCCGCGTCACGCGCCAGATGCTGGTCAATGACGACCTCGGCGCCTTCACCGACTTCGCCAGCATGATCGGCCGGCGCGTGGCCGATTTCGAGAACGCGACGGCCTATGCGCTGGTGAACAGTGCCAACGGCGATGGCCCGACGCTCATCACCGGCAATGCCGCGGTCTTCGGGACGGCCGCGGCGCGCGCCAACAAAGCAGGTGCCGGCACGCTGCTCGACTTGCCGAACCTCGCACTCGGCCGTGCCGCCGTGATGCGGCAGCGGACGCTCGACGGCCTGCCCATCGCGGTGGGCGCGCAGATGCGCCTGCTGGTCGGGCCGAACCAGGAGCTCGCGGCGCGCCAGCTCACTGTCTCGGTGCAGGCGACGCAGACCAGCAACGCCAACGTCTATGCTGGCTTCGTCCAGCCGCTGGTCGAGCCGCTGATCCCGGCCAACCGCTGGTACCTGTTCTCCGACCCGATGGCCGCGCCGGTCTACGTCTACGGCTACCTCAACGGCGCCGAGGGGCCGCAGGTCACCACCGGCAATGTGCAGGGCGTCGATGGTGTCGAAGTCTCGGTGATCTTCGACTTCGGCGTCGGCGCCATCGACTGGCGCGGCGCCTGGTTCAACCCGGGCACCTAAGGGCACGCCGCTGCGGGGCGGGCAGTGCGCGAAAGCGCCCGCCCAGCCGTAAGGCGTCGCGCGTCGGTATGTGGCCATTTTCGCGGGCGGGGATCAGAAGGACAGGTCGCTGCCCGCGATCCGCGATCACCACCCGATGCCCGCGCTCAACGAGCCGCAGGAACAGAGCGAGCTTGCCCCGCATCGCGCGACTGCTGACCCTCACTTCAAATGCCATGTCGCGCCTCACGCAAAGCCGAGGAAGACCGCCAAGCTTCTGTTCAGCGCGGTGATCTCCTCATCTGAGAGCCTCCCGATCACGGACGTCGCTCGATCGCGGCGGATGCTGGTTAGCTTTTCCACCATCACCCAGCTCGGCTGACGGATCGACAACCGATCACTCGGCGCGACTGCCACACGCAGCAATCCGGCATCGCGCTCCCGCGACGTCAGGGGGCACACCACCAGACTGAGCGTTTGGTCGTACATGTCCGACTGCACCACCACCGCCGGCCTGGGTTTCC